GATAATTGGCAAACCGACAGCAGGCGGAAAGCCTGACTATGATTACACTAATTGCGGGTATTTATTCCCAAGAAATGACAAAACAGAAATATTAATTGTAAGGTGTCAACTCCCGCACAAGTGGAAGGAAGGTACTAAAATATATCCTCATGTTCACTGGAGACAGAAAAGGGATGAAGCCGCAGTATTCAAGATTGACTATAAATGGTATAACAATGGTGCATTAGAGTCAGCAGATTGGACTACTTTTGCAATGTCCACATATGCCTTTACCTATTCAAGCGGCACACTTGGACAGATAAGCTATAATGCTGATGGCATAGACGGGGCAGGAAAGACAATATCTAGCATTTTACTAATAAAGCTATACAGGGAAGATAACGTATATGCTGCTGATGCGCTAGTCGATGATTTTGACATACATTTATTACTTGACTCTGCAGGTAGCAATTACGAGTATGTAAAATAATGGTGTAAATAAATAAAGCAGGAGGAATAAAAAATGTTACAAAATGAAGTAGCAAACAGATTATATAAATTTTTAACTGGAAATAGAACAGGCACACAAGTCGGCACAGACCAAACAGCAACATACGCTAATTCAGCATTAATCAATACACAGGTTACAATAGACATCGCTGCGCCTACATATGCAAAGCAAAGGTATAAGATAGTGGTGTATAATCCCTCGACAGTCACAGACCTAACAATCAAAATAATGTCGACAGAAACATCGCTAGGAGCAGGCACAAGGTATGCTTTCCTTGACTCAATGACAGTACCAAAATCCGCAGCATACACAGGCACAACTATTAACGCCTATGAAAAAGAGGTAGAGGGCATATTTACAGGTGCGGCACTAAGGCTTGTAGTGTCGAATGATACGGCTTTGGGAGGTTCAGACGGATTTAGCGCATATATTCGTGTAAGGGAGTGTTTCTGATATGATAAGTGCTTTAAAAATGGCAACACAAGGAACATTCAAGCCGACAGTTCTTGACTACAATATAATAGGGTTAGAGTGGAAACAAGGCACAGATGTATATACAAGGCTCGGTGCTGCTGAAAGAATGGATGCAAGGGCATTAGACCTTTTCTATAAGCAGATAATGAAGGGCAGAGTTAATGTCGATGATGATATGAATGTTCTCGCTCGTTTAGGTGATGCTTCTTATATTGAAGATGGCAGCAATGGTCAGGTTATGGTTGAGATTGCTAAGTTTTGGTATAAGACAGAAGACTTAAACAGCGGGATATATCGCTGGTGGATTTCCTTGTGTCCTCGCTCTGATTTTAAACTTCATCCTGCATTTATCCGCAATGGCTTGGTAAATGATTTTGTTTATTGTTCAGCATTTGAAGGTTGTGCTTATGATGTAAGTGGTGGTGCATATAACACAACAGATGCAGCAGGAGTAGACTTTGCAGCTACAACAGGGGATAAATTATCTTCTCGTGCAGGAGCAAAACCTATTAGTGGTTGGAGAAATACTCTCACTATCGCTAACGCTAGACAGCTTGCTAAAAATCGTGGCGCTAAATGGGAACAGTTAACATTTAACATTGTAAGTGCAGTACAGTTATTGTATTTAGTTGAGTATGCAAGTTTTAATTCACAATCAAAAATCGGCGATGGTATAGTATCGATAACTGATGATAGTGCTACTAATATGGCAATTAACACTGGTGCTACTTCTAGCTTAGGTAATGCTAGTGGCAAAGTTACAAATGTACACTACCAAACAGGACAATCTAATTTTGCGGTATCTTACAGGGGTATTGAAAACTTCTGGGGTAATTTATGGATATTTATTGATGGTTTGAGTATCAAAGCAGATAGTAATCCTTGGATAGCAGATAATGCGTTTGTAAGTGATGCATTTAGTGGTTCGTATAGTAATACTGGTCTTACACTCGGCAATACAGATGGTTATGCTAGTAATATTTCACTTAGCAAGACTTGGGATTATATGTTCTTGCCTAGTTCAGTAAGTGGAGGTAGTAGCACAACAAAATTATGTGATTATTATTATCAAACAACAGGTAATAGAATTGCGCTGCTCGGTAGTAATTGGAATGATGGCGGTCTTGCGGGTTGCTTCTCTTTCGTTCTGTATCTTGCTGCGTCTATTTCTGATCGGACTATCGGAGCTCGGCTTTGTGGATACAAGAGGTAAAATATAATAAAATTTAATATAAATTTATAGGCAAATAGAAAGGGTGATGATATGAATTATTATAAAACAGATAAAGACATTGTAGTAAACACTAGCACAGGTGAAACTTACACGATTGAAGCTGGTAAATATGTAGTTGAGGAAGCAAGCGGAATGTTGATTGCGTGTACTGATGATAACTTGCAAGAGAATATAGCAAGGATTGAAGCTGATATTGTGGTCAGGGATATTGCTTGGGCGGAGGAATTAGCAAGAAGGGAAGCAGAAGCAGAGGCAGAAGCAGAGGCACAGGAGCAGGAAGAAGGCACACTTGAAGATTTGCTGATTAATGAATTGGGGGTGTAGCACATGACAAGGGATGAATTTCTTACTAAAATGGTTGAAAAAGGCAAGCTAACACAGGCAAGAGTAGATAATTTTAATAGCAAGAAAAAAGAAAAAGACGAGGTAAAGGCAAAGTATAGTAAGACAATGACTAAAGCCGAGATGCAAGCCCTGTTAGATATTTTGACGAAGGGGTGATGATATGTCAGTTACCGCACAGGAAGTGTTAAATATTGTATATGCCTTAGGTAATGAGCTTGATGATAATGGTCAGCCCGATGATACTACCGATTTAGAGGTAAGAACGCCAGGCATATTGACCGCATTACAGGCAGAACTAATCAAAGAGGGCGATATTTACAGTACATATGAGATTGCCTGTAAGCCCGCTACAAACCTATTAGGCGATACAAAGGGATATGAGTATGAAGAATTCACAGGCGAGGATATTACTAAAGAGGCAAGCGGGAGTGTTAAGGCATATTATTTTGAAGTGTCAGACGATGCTACTGTTTATATCGAGGATTTCACAAGCGGATGGAATGTACTAGCTACGATTACTTGCGCACCTACTACAAGCGGATTTACGGCTTATAGGGCAAAGGTAACTCCGACAACAGGGGCAACAAAGTCAAGGATTAGATTTAGTGGCACAAACAGGTATCTATTCGTAAACTATGCCTTATTCTCTTTACCATTCGCAAGTAATGGCGATGTACCGACATACAGACAGCTGTATAAAGTTACAATGCCGACCGACTTTAAGAGTGTAGACCAAATCGTGAACGAGTACCCTATTCAGCAGTACAATTCAGACACAGCATATAAATGGGAAGGGTTCAAGGACTTATATGTAAATTATGATTATGAAGGGGTAATAAGAATTATTTACAGACCGATACCCTCTACAATCACAGCATTAACAGACAGCTTACAGGTTGATGATGTTACCGCAAGAAGCGTAATTCCCTGGGGGTTAGCGATGGAGCTTTATAAGGAAGCTAACCAAACTAAATTTGCTTACTTTGAAAGGCGGTATAGGGAAATGAAATCCTTAGCCACTATCAAACAGCCTGTATCAGAAAAACAGACGGTAAATGTCTATGGTAATTTTTAAAAGGGGGTGATACCCATTGGAAGAAACTAGACTTCCTATAAGCATTAGTGCTTTTCTAGGAATAAACGAACAAGGTAATACACAGCTTAAGCAGGGCGAGGCAGAGGTAATGACTAACTTTCGGCTAGTAGACGAGTACAAGCCAAGAGTAATAGAAGGGTATGTCCAAGACTTCGCAAGCATAGGCGCAAGTAATATTCAAGGTATGTGGAGGGGTAAACTAGGTGGTGTCGATAGATTTTTATTTGCTCATGGCGGGCATATATACAGGGACTTATCCATAAGCGGCACTACCTATGATGCCCTAGACACCTCTACATATACAAATGTTGATGTGGTTAAGACAACAGCTTTAAGCGGCGCAGAGGCAGGAAGCACAGGCGTTGACAATGTTGTAATCTTAAAGAATTCAGCAGGGACAAGACTTACAGAAGTTGCGGCGGCAAGTGTTGATAATGTGGCTTCCGTTGGTAAGTTTTATTTTGACTCTGATGAGAAAATATCATTCATAGTGGCTAAAGGTACTTATGCTACAATAGCGTCGGCAAGAACAGCACTAGGCACTTCAACAGGCTATTACAGGATAGGTACTTTGACTAATGCTAAGACTAATTTCTTTTATTTTGATGGGGCTATATACATACAAAACGGGGCAGAGTACAAGAAGTGGACAGGAAGTGGAGCTATCGCAACAGTAACAGGATATGTGCCACTGATAGCAACAGCTACTCCACCTACTGGTGGCGGTACTTCATACGAGGCATTGAACACTCTTACAGGAGAGAAGCGGCAATGGTTCAGCGGCAATGGTTCAGCTACTCAATTTTTTATAGCAGAAACAGGGGTAGCCTCTATTGACTATGTTAAAAACCTTGTAACAGGAACTAACTATACCCTTACTACCGACTACACCGTTGACACAACAGCGGGCAAGGTTACATTTAATTCACCACCTGCAAATGTGGCTAATAATGTAGAAATCAAGTGGACTAAGGGTAGCGGGTCAAGGTCATATATCGAAGGTTGCAGAGATACTCTGATTTATAATGGTGAGAATGATACAAGAGTATTCATGTGGGGTAATGCTACCTATAAGAATAGGCGATACCATTCAGCTTTAGCTGATGTAACAGGCACATTGCCAGTACCTTCCGCAGAGTATTTTCCAACAACTAATTATTACGATATAGGCACAAGCGAATTTTCCATTACAGACATAATTAAACAGTATGACAGACAGATTATATATACAGATGGTGGCAAGGCTTTCTATTCATATTATAACCTATTTACATTTGATGATGGCTCAACTACTATATCTTTCCCAGTATTCCCTTTAAATGATGCGGTGGGTAATGTAGCTTTTGGACAGGCGCAGCTCATAGAGAATAATCCTATTACGATTTACAAGGGCGTATATCAATGGATTTCAACTAATGTAAGGGATGAAAGGAACGCTGCATATATAAGCAGAAGGGTTCAGCCTTCACTTGATGATGTGGTTCTTGAAAATGCTATCACTTTTGATTATGAATCTAAAAAAGAATACTGGCTATGTGTTGGTAAAACAATTTGGGTTTATAACTATAGGCTTGATGCGTGGTATAAGTTCACATTACTTAGCACTCCTACTTGCTTTGTTGATTATGACGGGTTCTTATGGTTCGGCACAGACAATGGTGAGATAATGAAGTTTGACGAGGACTTGCGCTCATTCAATGGAAGCGATATTGCGGCAGAGATATATCTAGGCTTCATGGACATGGGAATACCTAACAGAGTTAAATATCTTGAAGAAAGCCATATATCACTTAAAGCAGAGTCAAGAGTAAGTCTTGATGTGTATTGGGAAACAAACAAGAAACTTCCCAAGACTACTGCAAAAACCATAGGTTATACCAATCTTGACTTTGACGATATTGATTTTGACGATTTCAGTTTTTCAGGGAATTACAACCCGCAGCCTTTTAAGGTAAAGACTAAGGCTAAAAATTGGGTGTACTTCAGATATATATTGAAACTAACAAGTGATACCTATACAGCACAAATATTAGACATAACAGCAGAGCCAACACTAGGTGGCTATTCTAAATAGAAAGGAATGAGGATATGCCTTTAACAAAACTAACAGCAAGCCTTAATATCATACAGGCTTTAGCAGACAGAATAATAGGTCAGGCTTCCGCTACTAAAGCAAAACTTGATGAAGGGACAAACACAATTAAGACTTACATAAATGATACACTAACAGCGGAAATTGACGCTGCTATTGATGCACTACCTACCACAGCAGAGGTATTAACAAAGACAAACACAGATACATACACGCCTACCGCTAATTATCATCCAGCCACAAAAAAATATGTTGACGATACAACAGCAGGGGTTATATTAGGGCAGATTCCCGACAGCTCACTGACAGAGGGTAAATTAGCTTTTAGCCCTCTTACTACCTTACCGACAGCGGGAGGAACAGCAACAGCTTTAACCATAGCGCAGAAAGGGTTTTCTCTTACAAATGGTGCAAAGGCAGAGTTTATTGCTTCGGCTAATAACAATGGAGCAGCAACAACAGCAGATGTTGAATCAAAAGGAGCGGCCCCAGTATATAAGCCTGGAGGAACAGATGCGCCCACATTGGTAGAGGGTAAAGCATATACAATTTGGTACGATACAAGCGGTGGCAATTTTTTTATCAAGGCTAGTGCGACAGGTGATGCCGTTGCTGCAAACGTACTAGCAGGTAAGATTTTCAGCAACGATACTGATACTGATATAACAGGCACAATGCCTAACAAGTCAAGTGATACATTCCTAGCACAAAGGTTGGCTAGTGCTTCTGGGGTTATAAGTTTATGTCCACAAGAAGGATATTATAACGGGGATAGCAACAACTATGTTTCGTTTTTAGATGATGATTTTGTGGCAGGTAATATTAAAAAAGGAACAGACATATTTGGCATAACAGGCGCATTTACAGGGATAAAAAGTATACAAACAGGGTATGTGGAAACAGCGGGGAATGGGTCTGTAGGATATGCTGATGTAACTGTATCTAGTGTAAACGCTTCTTATAGTGTTGTCTTGTGGGGGCAAGCGGTTGATTTAAATGTTAGTAATCTTGATTACAACACTTGCATTGCATACCTTACATCGTCAACTAATTTAAGAGTATTCAAAGACTATTCTGCTTCAGCAAATGTCTACGGGACATATGTTATTATTGAATTTGACCCAGCTTCAGTAAAATCATTCCAAACAAATAAATATACATCAAAAGGAGCTAAAACAATTTCAAGTGTTTCAACTTCAAAAACAGCGGTTTTTTATCACAGCAGATGCAAAAGTCCTGGCAATGACACTACTAACCTTACAATTACCGCACGCCTTACTGGTGCAACAGAACTAACAATCGCTGGCGGCAATGATACGGAGTTTGAAATAAACACATATGTTGTCGAATTTAACTAAAAGGAGGGCGATATAATGGCAATAACTAAAAAGCCAGTTACAGTTTACACTAATTCAAGGGATGAAGAACTTGCCAAAGCTGATCCTGTATTCAACCAAAAATATATGGCTATACGAAACGCCTACAATACTGCAACAGATGGGGCTACAAGAACTAAGCTACATAATGACATGGAGACTTTAAGAAGTGGTTACGGATATAGTGGCGGTTTATATGGTAATCAGATAAGCAGCATTACTACTCCACAGCCTACACAGCCTACACAGACTCCACAATTAAGCAATGTCGCTCAACAGCCTACATTCGATATTATGGGTAATATTAAAGCATTGCAAAAGGCTAAAGAAGACTCTATCATATCAGGACTATCTAATTCAAGGGATAAGGCCTTATCAGGGCTACAACAAGAGCAATCCACTATTAAGCCTATGTATTATGACAAGCGAAATCAAGTGGCAAGTCTTAATCAGATGGGCAGACGAACTCTTGCAGAAGAACTTGCAAGGCGTGGTGAGGTTGGAAGCGGAATAGCTGATGAAGGTAATATCAGAGCGAATATGTCATTACAGAGCCAAACAGGAGCATTGGACAGACAAGAAGCTGCTGATATAGCAGACATCGAAAGAAGAAGGTCAGATGTGAATACTGGTTATGAATTCGATGTGGCTAATGCAAGGGCAGGACTAGAAGCCGCTTCACTTGAACAAACCATTGCAGAAATGCAAAGGCAAAGGGATATAGCAAGAGAAGATGAAAGATATAACAGGGAATGGGAGTATAATATAGGTAGGGATAATATCGAGGATGTAAGATATAATCAACAGTATACAGACCGGCAGAACCAGTTAGTAGCAGAGCAGCAAAAAGAGGCAGAAGCAGCCAAGATTAAGACATTCATTGACACCATAGGCAGATACTCAAACAACTACCAAGCTAGGATAAATCAGGTGAGGGATGATAATGACCCTTCAAACGATTGGGAACTCCCATACCTTGAAGCAGCAAAAGCAAATAAAGTAGCAGGTATTGAAGCCGCCAAGTCAGATGCAGCACAAGCAGCATACAAAAACGCATACGATATGTGGGAAACAATGGGGATTGCTAATGCTGATGTTGCTAGAATATTAGGTGTACCCGTAGGGGCTAAAACAGCCGATTACAACCTTGAACAAACAAGGAACGCAATATCACAACAAAACGCAAATACAGCGGCTAAAAACGCAGCTAAGAGCGAAAAAAAGGCAGAACCAAAGACAGATTTTAAAAATTATATCAACAGAATTGATAAAGATTTTTATACCGAAGATAAGGAAACAGGAATAAGAACATTCAATGATTATGGTGCTAGAAAATACATACTCGGCTTAAATCTTCCTAATGATGCAGACACAGAATATCTACTAAAACTTTACGGCTTGCCAATAGAATTCCCGTATGGTCAAGTTGGGGGGCGTGCGATTAAATGAGTAAATTTGATGCTGAAAGAGAAGTGTTAGGCTTATCGTCTAAAAAAGGCAAGGCAGGACAAAGCAAATTTGCGGCTCAAAGGGAATTGATGAAATACCCGCCTAAGCCTGTTTATGATCCACAAGCGGTAGAGGCAGAGCGCAAGTCAAGGGCTGCTGCTTCTAAAGAGCGGGCAAAAGAAACATTTGACGATGGCAAGGTAGGCGGCGTTGATGTAGCTTATAACCTATTGCCGATAAGTAGCAAAGACAATTTATTAGCTAAGCTAGGCAAAGGAGCGGTAAACTATGGTGCGGGAGTAGTGGGAAGAACGCTATCCGCACCTGGGCAACTCCTTATGAATGTATCAGACAATACCGCAAGGGTAATAGAGGGGAGACCGCTCAACATAGGTGAGAAAAGTTTTGTCAGCGATATTCTGCCTAGTGGGGCAAGTAAGGCAATAGGGAATATTAAATCGCCTGTACTAAAATCATTCGTCACATCAGGGCTAGAAACACTAGCAGACCCTACAACATATATCGGTGGCGGCATAGTAGATGATTTGGCTAAGGCGGGTATAGTTGGTAAAGCGGCAAAAACAGGAACAACAGAAAATCTTATAGCTACTGCAAATAGGAATTTAAAAAATACTAAGGCTATTCCTAAGCAAGCGGTAAAAGAAACAGTAGAAGAAGTTGCTGCCCCAAAGCCAATTCCACAACCATTGAAACAAGAGCCTGTTACACAAGTCAAGGTTACTACTCCAAAAAATCGCATAGAAGGGCAAAAAGAAATATTTGAGCCGATAGAGCAAAAGGTTGTTAAGGTTAGTACACCGATGAAGGGGAGTGCGGCAAAGAAGGCTGATGTGCCTGTTCAGCCAACTAATTCAAAATTTGGATTTTCAAAAGAAGAAAAAGAGGTTGCACTAAAACAACTCAATGATGATGCAGAAGAAATAATACAACAGCAGGTTAATTATCTTAAAGCAACACATGGAAAAAAACCTCTACCTGGCAATCTTATAAGGGATGAACAAGGGAATGTGATAGGTAGACAAGGCAGAGTAAGCCAAAATGAAAAATGGTATCAGGAATACCATAAAGAATATAAGAAAAAGCCAAGTCAAAAGGAATTAAGGGAAATTGCAATAAATCAACTAGAAAATGGGTTTGAATCGAATGATGGTAACATACCTGCTAATGAAGAATTTATGGGGTTAAAATCATTAATCAATGACATATCACAAGATAGTATATCCTCGGCAAAAGAATTGCCACCGCCTCGTCAATTCACTCCTACCGAAATACTACAACAAGGCAAGGTTAAAAAGCTAATGCCCGATGTTAAGTTTGAAAATGGGGAAATGGTAAAGACAACTAATGTGCTAGAACCTAAAACACCATATCAGAAGAAGTTTGTCGATGATTATATGGCAACACTACCTGATGACGAAGCAGAGCTGGGTAATCTTATTACACAGCTAGAGAGCAAGGCTAAAACCACGCTAGACCAAGAGGAGCTGGTGAAGATTAATCTTCAAGCGTTTGCGGCAAAGCAGAAGAAAAATAGCTTCAAGTCAAATTTTACTGATGCTGAAATAGCTGATTTTGAAAGCGGTGCAAAGCCTCTGCCTAAATCTTCCGTTGATATTGAAATGGAAAAGGCTAAAGAAAAAATGTCATTCGGAGATACTATTAAAAAGTTTTACAACAGAATAGTTGACAGCCAAAGTGCCTCAAACAAAGTAACAAAGCTAAGCGGTAGCGATGATGTAAAGGTGCTTGCTTCAAACAGCAGAAATGCGGGCGGCAAGGTTGACTTTATGTTTACCAAGGGATTGACCGACCAGCAAGGAAAAGTTATAGGCAAGTCACTTCAAGAGGTAGCGGAAAAGATACCAAAGGGGAAAGAGAAGGACTTTTGGACTTATATGTCGCACAGGCATAATATCGACAGGGCTTTTGAGGGTAAAAATATCCATCCTGATTATACCCCTACAATGTCAGAAAGAGCGGTTAAGGAATGGGAAGCCGCCAATCCTTCATTCAAGGAAGCAGGTAATGATGTTGTAAAGTGGATTGACGATTTCATGCGGGAATGGGGAGTAAGCACAGGGCTAGTTGATAAGGATTTGTATGACGAGTTGCGGACAATGTATAAAAATTATTTCCCAACTCAAAGGTCATTCAGCCAGTTAGAGAAGAATATGCCTGAAACGATACGAAACAAGTTTGCTGATTTAGCTTCACCAATCCAAAAGGCAAAAATATCTGATAAAAACTTACAAAATCCGCTTGAAAACATAATGAACCTAGTAAACAGAACTGTAAGGACAGCGGAGTATAACAAAGTCGGGCAATCATTACTTGACTCAATAAGGCAACAGCCTAATAAGTTAAAAGCAATAGGTGAGGTTATACCTACACAACAAGGGATGTTTGCTAATACCGACAATGTTATAAGTGTACTAGAGAACGGCAAACCTGTTTACATTAAGGTAAATGATAAAGATGTGCTAGACTTTATGAATGGGCTACCTAAAAACATAAACAATCTTAAGGTATTAAGAAATGCAACTAACATATTCAAACAGCTTATCACCCAAAAGAACCCATTGTTCGCAGTAAGGAACATATTTAGAGATATCCCAACAGCTTATGTGTATGGCTCTGAAAATAATCCTCTTAAGTTTGCAAGAAACTTAGGTAAAGCGACAAAGGAAATACTAACTGATAGTGGGGGGTATAAGCAGTACCAAGCACTAGGCGGCGCATCTTCACAGTTTTTCAATTCATCAAATGCTAACAAAGCAGCGCAAAGCCTTACTAAAAAAGGGTTTCATCCTCTTAAAGCAATAGAGAAACTTAATTCACTAACAGAGGCAGCCCCGAGGGTAGCAGAGTTTAATAAGGTGCTTGAAACAACAGGTGATATTAACAAAGCTATGTATGCGGCTAATAATGTTACAGTAAACTTTGCTAGGGGTGGAGATGTAACGAAAACTATGGAGGCTTTTGTCCCTTATCTTAATGCAGGGGTTCAAGGCTTAGATAAGTTTTTTAGTTCCTTTAAAGACCCAAAAACAGCCTTTAAAACGATTGCTAAAGCAGGAGGTATAATAACAATACCTGAAGTGGCATTGTACCTTATAAACAAAGACGATCCAAATTATCAAGCATTAGATAATAGGACAAAAGATACTTACTTCTTAATACCTGATGGCAAGGGTGAATTCTACAAAATACCTAAATCAAGGGAGTTAGGCGTATTGTTTGGCTCACTATTCCAAAGGGCATTAAGGGCGGCAGATGGTGACAAGGAAGGGTTTAAGGGATTTGGCACAACAGTTGCAACAAGTTTTGCTCCAGCCAATCCCATAGAAGATAATATCCTTGCACCAGCTACATTAAATCTTGCAGCAAATAAAGACTTTGCAGGCAGACCGATTGTACCACTAGGAATGTTGATGAATAAAAGGTCAAGGTATTTACAGTATGACGAAACCACAAGTGAGATTGCTAAGAAAATAGGTGAACTTGCTGCAAAAGCCACAGGTGGACAAGGATGGTCACCAAAGCAAATTGATTACCTTATAAAATCATATACGGGCGTTATAGGTCAATTTGGGTTACCTCTTACAACAAAGGGCGCTGATGCAATAAAGCCTCTTAAAACAGCATTTAAATCAGACCCACTATACAGTAACCAGTATGTTCAAAACTTCTATGATAATCTTGACAAACTACAAACACAGGCATCAGACAAGAATATAATAGAAAAAATTGACTCTAAAAAAGTTACTGATGTTGAAGTCTTGAAAAACAAATTCCTTAAAACTAGCAAGGAAATGTCTATGCTAGGGGATATTTCACTAAGATTTCAGGCAGGCAGCATGACTACTGATGATAAGGAAACTCTTAAGAAACTAAGCATAAATCCATACTCAAAGCGGGATGAAGTATTAAGGGCAATAAAGAAGCAGCAAGTCACACTAGCAGAACAGGCAAATAAATTAATAGGCAAGGGCGGTCAGAGATGATCGCCTTTTATTATGCAGAAAGGAGGCAATATGCGATATCCATTAGGCAAAGAGCTCATGCACCCGCTGACGATAGCTAAGATTAACGCACTTCTAGCAGAGTGCAAGAAACAAGGCTTACCTATCTTAATTACAGAAGGCCACCGCACCATGCAAGAGCAAGATGGGATGTATGCACAAGGCAGAACTAAGCCAGGGCGCATTATTACAAATTGCAAGGGCAATACATACCAATCACCGCACCAATGGGGCGTGGCGTTTGACTTTTGCAGGAATGTCAAGGGCAGAGAATACGATAATTCAGACGGCTTCTTTGACAAGGTTGGTGCAATAGGCAAGAAACTAGGTTTATTTTGGGGCGGTGACTTTAAGACGTTCACAGACAAGCCACATTTACAGGTACATGAACTTGTACCTGGTATAACAACTAAGGCGTTAAAAGCGAAATTTGGCACACCAGAACAGTATAAAAAATCATGGACAACAGGAGGGCAAAAGTAGATGGCTTGTGATAATCATACAGAGACAAGGGAAATACTTAAGGAAGTAGAGGCAAGTACAAAATCGGCACATCACAGGATAGATTCTCTCGAAGGGAGGCTTGGGAAAGATGAAGCTAAAATAGATACTTTAACTTGCTCGGACTCAACTAATACACAGGCAATCAAGGAGTTGTGCAACAAGATTGACGGGCTTGTGAATACGATTAAGTGGTTTATAGGGCTAGGCGTTACGCTGATACTGGGAATAGGAAGTATTGCAGTAGCAATTTTATTAAGATAGGAGAATACATATATGAAACAGAATAGGTTTAAAAGTAAAGTGTTATGGTCGGCATTAGCAGCACAGATTATATCACTAGGGCAATTAACAGGACTATGGAAGGAATTAGGTGTGGATGCAGGAACAGTTGGTAATGTAGCGGCATTAGTACTTCAAATACTGGTAACAGTTGGAGTAATAAACGATGCGACAAATCCAAAAGGGATATAACAAAGTAGCCTCTAGCGTAATTGCTAGGGGCTTGTTTTTTTGTACCTAAAATGTACCTAATGTACCTAAATTGTACCTAAA